TTTATTGCAAAAGGTTGTGGTGCTGTAATGAGTAATCGAAGAAAGGTAACAACAATAAGTTAGGAGTTATTATGCCAAAAAAGAAAAGTGATGTAGATCCAAAAACACAAGCTAGACTTGATGCTAAAGTTAGGCCAGATGCACCAGTTTCTGATCGTATTTTATACAATATGCCAAAGAAAAAAGCAGCTGCTAAAAAATCAACAAAAAAAACTACTAAAAAAAAGTGAGGGTTTAAATGTATAAAAGAACAAAAATGTATGCCAAAGGCGGTGGTGTTAAGGGAAGAAAGTATGCTGCTAAAGGTGGTGGCATGAAAAAAACTAAATATATGGCTAAAGGTGGTGCCTCCAAAGGAACCAAGTACATGGCAAAAGGTGGCAGCATGAAAGGCACCAAAGGCATGGCTATGGGTGGAGTTATGCGCAAAGGTACTAAAGGGATGGCTGCTGGTGGTGGTATGAAAAGATCCAAATATGCTGCTGGTATGGGTGCCAATAAGAAATCAAAATATAGAGCAAAAGGCGGCGCAAGATAAATTAGACATAAGGGGGAACTATGTCATATTTAATTTCCAACATACCGCAGTTTAAGTGTTGGGTAAGAAAAGAATTTACTGCAAATCATCAAAATTATCATGGTGAATATCTGCATGCATTAGCATTTGCAGTGAACACCATTCCTGATAGGTCACTATCTTTTCAAGTAGTTTTTACTGGTTGTGAAACCGATTTTGAAGGGTATCCTGATGAAAATGTCCATGGTGGTGCTATGTGGGCAAGAATGCCTATAGAAGCATTAGTAGCAGATGTCAGATTAGATGAGTGGCCATCAAGGATGGCTGACCATCTTGCACAACCTTGGGATTGTCTAAGTCACCATCACTCAGTAGTGGTTTTAGATAGAGTAAGTTCTTCACCTTGGATTTGTAAGATAGGTGGAGAGTTTTACACAGGTAGGTACATGTTTACTGTAGATTATACCGAGCACAGTATTGCAGATGATCCTGCCCAACATAAACAAAGTCATGTGCTATACTTAACAGACGCTGGTGAATATACAGGTAATTTTGTGGCATTACCCAACAACAGAGTAAGAGCAACTAATCCTGCACTATGGCGTACTGGTGAAGGGCCACCTGATTTTTCACCTAGTCAATATATTCATTCAGCAGAAAAACATGAAAGTTATATGGATCCAAACATAACCTTTGATAATCTGTATAGCCAAGGAGATGAAGAATAATGGCATTATCGGGTAGCACTAACTTTGAACCTAATATTACAGAATTTATTGAAGAGGCATATGAAAGGTGCGGAGTCGAATTAAGAACAGGTTATGATCTGAAAAGTGGTATCCGTTCTGCAAATCTCATGTTGGCTGAGTGGGCCAACCGAGGTCTTAATCAATGGACAATAGAACAAGCAACACAAACTGTTACTGAGGGTACTACATCTTATTCTTTAAATGCAAATGTGATAGATTTATTAGATGTTGTAGTCAGAAGAACTGTAAATGAAACACAAACTGACATTAGCATGAACAGAATCAGTAGATCGGAATACATAAATATTCCAAATAAAAATACGAAAGCAAGACCATCACAGTTTTTCTTTGATAAATTAACAACACCATCACTAAAAATATGGCCTGCACCTGAAAACTCTACCGACATTCTTGTGTTTAACAAACTAGTGAGAATGGATGATGCTGATGCGGGTACCAATACTATGGATATGCCATTTCGGTTTTACCCATGCTTTGCTGCAGGTCTTGCCTATTACATATCACAAAAAAGAAACCCTGAATTAACAGCACAACTAAAAGTGATTTATGATGAAGAGTTTAGAAGAGCAGCAGATCAAGATGAAGATCGAGCATCTTTTAAAATAAGACCTAGGTTAAGAGTTCTCTAATGGCATATGCTACTGGTAAATTTGCTAGAGCTCTATGTGACAGATGTGGTTTTGAATATAAATTATTAGAGTTACGCGAAGAGTGGAATGGGTTGAAGGTATGTAAAGATTGTTATGAACCGAAGCACCCACAATTAGAACCTTTGACAGCTACTGCTGATCCTGAAGCACTTTACAAACCAAGACCTAATAATGATAATGAAGTAGGTGAGGGTTTTGTAGTTGTAACCAATAATGACATATTTAGGTATAACACTTTGAACCCTAGCACTTTAGGTAGCAACTTTGTTGTCGATGGTATGACAAGCGCAGTTGGTGAAGTTACAATACAAACATCATGACATTAGCAGAACTTAAAACATTAATACAAAACTATACTGAAAACTCAGAAACTACTTTTGTAAACACTCTAGATGATTTTATTAAAAATGCTGAAAACAGAATTTTTGATTTAGTTCAGTTTGATTTTTTTCGTAAGAACGTTACAGGTTCTTTAACTACAGGTAATACTTATTTAACTACACCAACAGACTATCAACTTAGTTTTTCTCTTGCTGTAATTGATGGCAACGGAGACTATCACTATTTAGATAAAAAACACCCATCTTTTATGCGAGAGTTTATTGTTGATCCAACAGATACAACCCTACGAGGTTTACCTAAATACTATGGTGATTTTGATAAAGAACTTAGCACAGCTAGTAATAATGGCTCTACAATTATTGTTAGTCCTGTGCCTGATGATAACTATTCAGTAGAGTTACATTATTTATTTAAACCTAACTCTTTAGTAACTGACACTACAGGCACTTGGTTGTCTAATAATGCTAGAAATGCACTGTTATATGGTAGTTTGATTGAAGCATATATTTTTATGAAAGGAGAGCCAGGTTTACTAGAAAGTTATGAGAAAAGGTTTGCTGCCTCGATTAGCAGACTTAAAAATAGAGCAGAAGCAAGGGGAAGAAGAGACGAATATCGTTATGATTCGTTAAGAACATCAGTAACATAAATTATGGAAAAAATTAGCAATTTGCAGGGAAAGTCTGTTGCTATTGTAGGTATGGGCAAAAGTTGGTTTGACTATAACCTAGCAAAGTCACACGGCACACATTTTGATGAAGTTTGGGCTATAAATGCTGTAGCTACAGTAATTTATCATGATAGAGTTTTTATGATGGATCCTGCTTCAAGATTTTTAGATACCGATGATGCTGGTGGTCAAACTAGCAGTATGAAGAATATGTTGCTAGAACATGAAGGGCCCATTTACACTTGTCAACTAGATGATAGATGCCCTGGTTTAGTAGACTATCCTGTCCATCAAGTAGTGCAAGACACTAACTGCCATTATCTTAACAATACTGTTGCTTATGCTATTGCTTTTGCATATTGGAATGAAGTTAAAAATATTAAGATGTTTGGGGTAGATTTTTCTTATAAAGGTAACTTGCATTTTGCTGAAGCAGGTAGGGGGTGTGTTGAGTTTTGGTTAGCCAAATGTATTGATGCTGGTATGCAAATAGAAGTTGCCGCATCATCCACTTTGTTAGATACAGATGTGCCGGCTCCACAAAAATTGTATGGGTATCACCGATTAGCAGACCCACTAATTATTTTAGAAGATGCTAATGGATTACAAGTTAAAAACATTAGTGAAGTAGAAATAACTAAAAAAACCCAAGAACCTGTGTTAGTAGATCGGCATGACTCTCATTTAAACCCACCTGAACCTAATAAATGGTAGATAAAATAACACCTGCTGGTATGCCAGGACTAGGCATAATTGAAGCAAAAACTACTAATTATGGTGGGCATCCACCTGAATTTTGGGCAGAAAGGTTGACTGAAAAATTAGTGGCATATTCGGCAGATACTGAACCTCATATCCAAGCACAAGCAGAAGCCTACAGAGATGCTATCTATCAAGTCTGTTTGATTTATATAAAAAATAGTTTAAAATCCTATAAAGCCTCTTTAATACAGGAATTAATAACTGGTGGAGAGGAAGAATTAGCAAGAATTATTAGAGGTATTTAACATGGCCATAAGTTCAACACTAACCACAAGTTTTAAAAAAGAGTTACTTGAGGCAGTACATAATTTTAAAAATACAGGTGGTGATACCTTTAAATTAGCTTTATATACTAGTTCAGCAACTTTAGGTGCAACTACCACTGCTTTTACCACAACAGGACAAGCCAGTGGCACTAATTACACTTCAGGTGGAGCAAACCTTACTAGAGTAGATCCAACTTCTAGTGGCACTACAGGGTTTACCGATTTTGCTGATTTAACCTTTGGCACTGCTACAGTAACTGCTAGAGGGTGCATGATTTACAATTCATCTGATAGCAATAAATCAGTTGCTACTATAGACTTTGGTGGCGACAAAACATCTACTGCTGGGGACTTTACTGTAGTATTTCCAGCTGCAGCAGCAAGCACAGCAATAATTCGTATAGCATAGCCTTATGGCTAATATAACTGGTTGGGGCCGAGGTACCTGGGGTGAGGGGCCTTGGAGTCAACCTATACCAGTTACTCTTACAGGGTTAGCAGCTACTAGTGCTCTTGGCACAGTAACTGTTGTTGCAAAAGCCAATGTAACAGCAGGTTCACAAGTAGCAACTTCTGCTTTAGGCACTACTCTAGTCGATGCAGAGGCAAACATATCCATCAGCGGACTTTCCTCTACTTCGGCTCTAGGCACCATTGTAACAGTTGCAAAAGCAAATGTTATACCTACTGGCCAAGCTGGGACAAGTTCATTAGGAAGTCTAAGTATTAATGCAAAAGCAAATGTTACTATTACAGGGGTAGCAGGCACTTCAGCTATTGGGGGTGTTGGTGTTAATGGTGATGCTGTTGC